TATATGAAACTCATTTTGAGAATCACTAGTATCTGGTAAATTATACAATAGTTCATTGGCTTTTTTATGTTCTTCCAGATTCTTCTTCACCTCTTTGAGCATATCCATATCTCCCCATGATATTGCTTTTTTACCCGATTTTTCAGTTTCGAGCGCTTTCACATATTCGGAGGAAGCCGCCAATATATCGTAAGCTTCTTGTAATGCAACCTTATCAGATTTAGTATTACTGTATGCTTTACGATAAGCCGCTAAGGCGCGTTTATCAGGTTCAATTTCTATACTCTTACTCCAGAACTCACAGAAATCTTTCTGCTGTTTTGAACGAGGTACATCGTATTCTAGAATTTCATAATCATTCCAAAAGTCGTTAGGTTCGAGGATATATTTATGAATCATCGTACCTTTGTCAAGGGAGGCTCCTGAAAGACCTTCCTGTGTTCCATCCAACATACCCTTTAGATATTTCGGTCCGTGTTTTATATACTGACCTAAGTTACTATTAGATATTCTGGTGTTATCTTCATAATACGGTATTTTACCAGTATTCGTCGTCGCCGTCATATATGATTAAGTCTTTTTTAGACTGTTTCTTTTTCTTCATCTTCAACTTCAAATAGATAAAGGTAAGCTTTCTTTGCTGCCTCAATTGCGTTTTCTGCATCAATAATCCGCTTATATGCACCAACAATGTCTGAAAACTCATAACAAGTTTTCAACATATAATTGTTCAACAGTAACTTTGAATCCGCAATTATTTCTTCTTGTTCTGCGATGAATTTTTTATGGCCAGCTTCAAGCTGTTCCCATCGTAAATCAGAATCGACAGTATCTGCAGTTTTTTTGAAAAGTCTTAGAAATCTGTTCATGATCACTATTTATTGTTTAAAACAATCTAATTTGGTTAAATTCGATAAGGGTTGTTGTATCTACTGTAATCTCAATTGCTCCAGTAAATATGTTGATAGCAACGTCAATTGTTTTGATCGTTACTTCGGTAATCTTCGTAATAGTCATAGTTCGGTATATAAAGAAAGCCCGGTATTACCCGGGCTTATTTGTTTTTGTTTAGGCTGCTTGTTGCAGTTTTCGATGGACCATTGCCATCATCTGACGTCTAAATCGACAGGAGGGACATTCACAGTCTTCGTCCTGTGTACACGGTGTCGATTTAATTTCATCCAAATCGTCGTCATCGTCGTCATCGTCAAGATTATCATAATCTTCCATTTCTGTAAACTGAGCTTCATCCCAGTTTAGGAGTTCGACAACGTTACCTTTTGATTTTTTTTTTTCACCACTCTCCGGCATATTCTTTGTAGAGATATTCATCTCACGAACCAACTCAAAGTTATCTACCTTCGGATAGGCAACCTTTTCGTCGATAAACGAAAGTATATTGTCAATAGACATTACTTCGAAATGATCTACCATAAAATGATAGAGCTTATCTCCAGTATCCTTAATACCACGATCTGCGATAAGTTCCTTCAAGAACTTAACATTTTCATTTGCGGCGAAGATACGACGATACCGGATACGAGAACAACGGTCTTTCAGGAATTCACTCGTCTTGTTCATATCATTACATGTGAACAGTACAAGTTTCTTCGCAGTCTTCTGAACACCATCCAAGAATCCTAATAAGTTGTTAGAATTCCAGTTCTTGTCGATCTCATCAAACATAACACAAACTTCTGTGTCAAATTTAGTGAAGAAATCAGCAATTTTACTTGCCGGATAGTCAGGATCAACAACAATAACCGGTAGACCGGACTTACGTGCGATCTGCTTGGCCATTACTGTCTTACCGGTACCCTTTAAACCAGCCAGCATCACGCCAGTTGAGAGCTTGTCAGATTTTTTATGATAGTTAATTACACGTTCCATAAATGAAATGTCTTCGTCAGAATTGTAAATCTTAAAGTTTAGATTAAGTTCACCATCTTCTTCGAAGTATGATTCACCAGTCCAACTGTTATACTTCAAAGTATAAAGCTGTTTTGATGAAAGATCATAATCACTACCAACGGGTTTCGGGGAAATCTTCGGCCCCATCTTCAAAAATTCTGCCATAATTTGCTAATTTGTGGTATTGGTCAATGACTAACTAAGAAATCAATCATAGACCTTACTTCTTTTTGGTTGTGCACTAAGAATAAATGATACTGCGAATCTAACCCATTTTGTACCATATACCATTTGAACCATTTCCACTTATATGGAAACACATCATTTGGTCTACCTTTACACTCTATTATGAAATTACTTCCAATAAAGTCTGGGGTGTATGTCATAGGTCTGATAACAGTATCATTAAACTTAAATCCCTGGAGTAATACAAACTTTTGGGGTTCATATTCTACTGAGATCTTGTTATCCTTTAGTGCTTTATATGTAAACGCCTCCAACTTACTCTTGAATTGTATTCCATCGTATTCTGTTGGTGTGGCATTCTTTACTTTTTTATTTACAGACTTTTTCTTTCGTTTCATAATGATTGAAATAAATGCCTGTAGTTGTGTGGTTTGTTAAGCTACTTCTTCTAATTTAATTTCGAGGTCATCAGAACCACCGTACATCAAATTCATAAGTCGCTCAACATTCGTTTCATCAAAATTATTATCAGGAAAATCAGGACGATCATTCATTTCATCCTTATGAATACCTGATTCATCAGGATCCCATTCTTTCCTAGCAATAAGATAAAACGATTCGCGCATACCGTCAAAATAACCGTTGAGGTAAGCGTCATTCGGATCTTCATCGTAACGTTCTTTAATGTTAAAGATTGCTTCGTTCAAATCCTTAATAGTATCAAGATTTGTGGTCATTGTTTAGAGTATTGTCGAGCCATTTTTTGATGACTCTTTGTGAGTTATTTTTTACTGCGTCACTAATGTCTTTAGCTTTGAACTTTTTATGTACTAGAAATCCATCTAAGCCCGTTTTAAGCTTTAATTTGCGCATATTTTTAACTCCGGGTACGTCCCTATCAAAACAGATTAAAACTCGCTTAAATCGCTTTAAAATGAGTTTGAGAGCCTTCTCTGGTATAAACGTAGACTCTGAAGAAGGAGATATGGCTGTGTAGCCCATTTCATATAGTGCCATCACATCTTTCAGTGACTTGGTTATAATCAATAGATCCCCTTTTTCGGGTAATTGTTCATACCCTTGAATGTCCAATTCTGTTAAATTGTTTCGCCATTTTGTATACTTATCTGCCAAAGGTCGATAGATCTTAAACCGATCATATACTTTGTACGCGAACATAGGATTTTCATTTTTGTAAATGCCCTTAACGATACCATCACATAAGTAATATTTAATGCTGTGCACATTAAACTTATTTAATGTTTTGGCAGTTATCCCAAAATTTTTCCAATAGGCAAGATCGACATCTGTGAAGTTTTGTCGTACTATACCAATTACCGTTTCATTAGACTTTTTATATACTTTGTCAGCCTTCAGTTCGGTTTTATTTGTGATTCGTAGATCAGCTACGATTCTTTGTAAAATTAAGTTATAATTTGTAATACCCGTCATCTCACTAACGAATTTAACAACATCGCCACATATACCAGTACCATGATCTTTGAAAAGTAATCTCCCAGATTTCTTACTCTGGAATATACCGAAAGATGGATTAGTATCTTTCCTAAATGGGCTGTTATATATGTAACCTACTTGGAATTTACCCAAATATTTTGCATAGATGTTATATTCTGAAACCTTAGATAGAATATAATCCAATGTTAAAGGTTCTTTTTGTTTTGTGACATTCGAGTTATACATATGTTACAAATTAATTTGGGGAGGTCTGCGGCCTTGCACCACCATCTATCGAGTAGAAGTCGATTGTTTTTCTTATTAAACTATACCCCCAACTTTTTATTTTTTCTTCTTTGACGTCTTCGCACAAAATGAAGTAGCTATTGCACTTTGCCCGTTCATAAAGTCTTGTGCTGAGATTATTTTTGCACCGTCACGTTGTACCTTGTTAAACCATACGATTCCGTCTATACCATAGACGCCAAAGTTACGCTTAGAATCAGATACTAATGTTCCCGGTGGAGAAATGCATTGTGAAAATACTTCGTAATCTTTCGTTTCATGTATAAAAAGATACAAATTTTTATCCTCTTCTGATTCATAACCTAACGCCAAATATGCAGGTTTTTTCGGCGGAAACGCTTTAACAAAATTAATTATTTCAATAACTGATTTATTACAGTCTAACCACCGATTTTCCATTGTAAGTTTCGGAGCAAGCTTTGGACTGGAGTTTTGCACAATAAGCTTATATTCCAATGTCATAATCTTTTCAATGGTTCTTTGAACAACACCTACCGCGACTTCAGCTAACCTGGATTCCAAAGTAATGTAGTTATCATTTTTTTCAATAATTACTTCGGCTTGTTCAATAATTCCGCCAGTATCAATAGTTTCCTCCAAAAAGAACGTTGTTATTCCAGTTTTTGATTCCCCATTTGCTATTGCCCAAGTGATTGGTGCAGCACCGCGGTAATCAGGTAATAACGCAGCATGTACGTTAAATGCACCATATTCCGGAATCGTGTATATGTTCTTCGGTATCTTTTTAAATGATGCTACGACATATATATCTGCATCTAAGTTTCGCATAAATTTTTCAAATTCAGGCGAATTGAGATTTGGGGAGGTTACATAAGGTAAATTGTGATCCAGTACGTAGGAATGCACCGGGCTTTCCGTAGTAGTTATTACTACCGGTATTTCGTAACCAATTTCCACCAATGATTTTAAGGTAGGAATTGCAAATTCACCACTACCAAAAAATACCACTTTTGTTAATTTATGATCCATATTTGTTATTTTTTGATAAATATAGTTGGGATAATAGGAATCGAACCTATAACCTCTGACGTATCAGATCAGCGCTCTAACCAATTGAGCTATATCCCAATGTGTGACTGTAATCGTGTTTATTTCCGTCTTACACTACCACCAGATTCATTTATACATATCTGGCAAAGTGGGTTCGAACCACCGTTTATCACAGTCACATTATTTCTTTAAAATCCAAATCGCTTTCCTATCTGGTCAATTCTTTCCAAAGACCCAATTGCACCATACTCTGAATTTTCTTTAAGACATTGCCCCTGTCGAATGTAAATATTTTCATTATCATCCACATAAGACGGATCATAAGTATGCCCAAAACCCGAATTCATCATGAATTTGGCACACCAAAATTTAAACATGTGATGGCGAAAGAACCAAGGGGAAATGCATGTGAGTATTAAACCTTTATTCATAGGTTCATTGAAGGCCTTAACTACCACTTCGACATTTAGTGATTTAATTAGAGCACCATTGTAATATCCAGGTTGATTAACATCTATATATGCGTGTACCGCAATACGATATCCCAAACTTTCAATAAGATCTACCAACTGCATTACTGTATATGCGCGGTGTAATAACTTTTTAGCCGAGATCATACAATTTTCACCGATACATGCGTGGATTGTTATGAATTTCCCCACACCTTCACCTAACTGTTTGATCCGTTGTAACATAGCTGGCATAGATTCATACAAACGTTCCATAGATACCGTATCTCCGTCATTTTCATTCCAGCGATAACGTTTCTTAGATCCGCCGAGTGCTAAATCAATTTCTAATTTCTTTAGTTGCTCTAGACCTTCTTTGTAAGTATATTTATGTTTATCCAACTGATTAAATGGAATACCCACCCAACTCTCAGAGTAATTGTTTTCGCTATTTTCACGATTCCAGTTAGCTTGATCTCCGGTAGATTCTACAATATTACTTTCTATATAGAACTTATCGACCGATGGTATAAATATCTTTATGTGTCCATCATATATTGACTGTGCCATTATGCTGTCGCTCTAGATTTACGTTTAATGGGTATGCGAGCATCATTAGACGCAGTTATTCTGGATTTTATTAGATCCGCCAAAGCTTGTTCGACTAAGTGTCGTTCTATTTTAGTCCAGTTAACTATCATTCGTTCTCGCCAATCACGGAAGAAATGATTCTTAAGCTGCGTACAACGTTGTAATGTACGAGTAGATGCAACTCTACGCAAATCATTATCTTTGATAACCTTGCGAAGTAATTGTACATATTCGATACACTCCTCATCATAACGGCTTTCGTATTCTTCTGAGTAATCAACCTCAATGATACCACCAACGAACCGGTCTATAGTAGAAGCATCTAATTGGTTATTTGCTACATATTGCCGATCTGCGCCAGCTCCGAACGTGTTAGAAGTTGCAATAATGATACAATTCTGATCACGTACTACGTTGCCAGTTGTTGTTTCAATCGCATCGTTTGCCAATGCTGCGTTAAGTACCTGAGCTACTGACGGATCTAACGCTGTCATCTCATCAATCAAAATAACTGACGGTTTTGCATAATACTCCGCGAATTTGGTAGATTCACGTTGTGGATATTTATATCCTACAAATTCTGCAGCAGATGTACCAATACCACAAGAGATTACGTAATACGGTACTTCAAGGGCTTTGGCTAGATTCATAGCCATAGTAGACTTACCGCAACCTGCTGGTCCAACCATCCAGATATTGTTAATGCCAGCCTGTACTGTATGAAGAAGTTGGTCTGCGTAATTCAATTTTGAGAAATCGAACATTTTTGCTTCCATTTCTTTTCTTTTCGCATCTTCTTCCTCTTTCTTTTTGGCCGCTTCTTCTCGTTGTTTCTTAGCATCAAGAGCTTTCGTAAGATCTTCGATTTTAATGTCTTGTTTCTTTACGAAATATTCTTCACCTTTCGCGTTACGTACCTGATGAGTTTTATCCAAATCATTCATCTTTTTAAGGATAGTCCAAATTGCCTTTGCTACGACAATTTCTTTCTGATTTGTTTTTTTGTTAAAAATCGGTTTGGATTTAATTGTTCCATAGAATTTATCGCCTTCTTTATAGTCGTCGATATTCATGGATATTGGAGAACCATCGCTACTTTGTGTATCGGATGGACTCCCTCCTGTTTTCTCATCTCTGTCAAAGGATTCTCCACTAGTTTTAGAGGAATCTCCAGAAGGAGTTACATCTTCTTTGTCATTATTGAGAGTTGCTATATTTTTTTCACTTTGAACTTTATTGATTTCTATTTCAATAGCCATGATTTGTTACATTTTTGATATAATAAAAAGCACAAAGGGGCTTAACGCCCCCTTGTACAATTAGTTTAATGCTGATTAAAACGGTAAATCATTAACGTCTGCCAATGGATTTACGGTCTTAACTTCTACGTCTGCCTTGATAGGTTTAACAAAATTGTCAATACCTAACTCACTTATCATTGATTTGCCTTCGTCTACAACAGACATCGGTTCAATAAAAGTATAAACGGCATACATAGGTAAAGTGGTGTAACCACGATCGTTATAAACGATTTTAAGTCTGACTTGAGTGGCTTTATCGGCGTTGTTCATCTTAGTAACAACCCAATTGGCCAAATCATTAAATGAAGCACCTTCGAAAGTAACGTACGGAGTATTTGTTTCTGCATCTACTTCGTACATTTCCGGATATTTCGCATAAGGATAATATGCAGCAATAATCTGCTGGAAACGAGCCAACTGATTGCGACATTTATTCCTATATGTGTCATCCGTAGAATTGCCCTGTTGGGGCGCCCATTCAGTATGGGTCATAGTTTTCCCATCCTTTTCAAACTTTAACTCCACAAAACTATTGTTGGGAGTTTTTTCATAACGAATACCTGCAAAATTTACATTATCTGTAATACCTGCGGGCAAGAAGGCTACATCCTTCTTTACAATTTTTGTTTCTTTAGAGCTATATAACATAACTTGCTTAGTCTTGGTCTGGTAAATATATTCGTTCCGGGTAGACGGTTACGTCACCCGAATCATTGCTTTCTGCGATCACAATTTCTTGTTCACGAAGATGTTTTGGTCGTGCGCCGGTGACAATGTCACCATTAGTCTTAAAATTGACTACAGTTTGAGTATCTTTACGATAAACATAACCGATTGCATCAGCGTTGGCTGCAACTTGTCTTGCAATTTTACCAGTTAAGTCCATAGACATTTCTGACATTTCTTTACCATCTTTGTCGATGATAGAGTCTTTGCAATGACAAATAAGGATAATATGATCCGCTAAATCGAAAAACATTTTGTAAAGTTTCTCGAAAGCTTCTCTTAAATAAAGATAACCGGCTCCTTTTGGGAGTTTCAGTACATCATCATTATATAAGGAACCATCTTTCAATTGAGCCATAGGTGTATTCTGATACAAAGTAAGTGCGTACTTTCTTGCAATATCTTCTAACACTGTTCCACTATCTATTGTAATATATTTATATGGACGTTTGCCCGTTTCTTTGATTTCGGATTTAATTGCTTGTACAATCTGACCGAGATCTGATACAGTACGGGCCTGTATCGAAAGTGCATCCATATATTCTGAACCTCCTTCAAGATCCACGATTAAGTTATTTTCGATATGTGTAACAATGGTTGTTTTACCTGACTTGGGCTTACCGAATAACACCAGAAATCTGGGATTCTCGGTCTTAGCTTTTATTTTTTCTTTAGGTAATATTAACATTGTTATTGTTATTATACCCAACTAATACAAGTATATGAAAAGTTCTGAGAGTTTACGTAAAATTACGTATTTGTTGGTGATTGGTTGTTACTGTTATGCTACGAGATATTCCTGTACAGCTATTACGGCATTGAGGGTAATTACTCGCTGAGGCTGCGGCATACGTACGAAATACGCCATCTTTGCCTTACGCGGGATAATTTCAGTCCCTACTTGAATGAACAGGTCGTGAACATTTACGCCAGTACCGTCAGAAAGACGAAAATCAGCAGATTCCCGACGTTTACGCCGAGCATTTGCAAATTCATCTAAACGGTCCATAGTAAGATTATAGTCGTTATACAAATCGTATACGTCTACTTCACGCTCGTGTGCAAGTTTCTTAGCCAAATCTGCGATATATTCCTTCGGACTGAAGTCAATATCATACAGTGAGGATTTCTTGCCAAACTGGAAACCATCATCCGGTCCGGCATAACTGATTGTTTTCTTTCCGAGAAGTTCCGTATCAACGCCGCATGTATCATCATCGGCGAGCCACGGATACTTTCTAAAAATCTTATTAATAAGATGGGTCTTATATGTTCCTTTGCTGTCTTCTTTCTTTGACGGCAGTTTTACAATAAAGCTCGATTTCATTTTTAGCCTTTAAATGTGTGTTTAATCTTTTTGTACCGGATCAAGGAGATTATTATATTTCAGGTCATTCTCAAACTCAATAATGGCGACTTCACCCTCTCGGTTTTTGAGGAAGTGGAGATATACCTTGTTTTGCACTGGTAGTCGTTTAAGGCCATATGCCATTATACCTAATGTTTCTGGTCTGTGAATGACTGCTACAATGTCACTACCTTGAAAAATTGAATCCGATGAAGACAAATCACTTCGCATCGGATAATGTCCGGATTGATTGTTAATCCTATCTGAGGTTTCTATATTACGATTCATCTGTGTTATCTGGATAATACTTGTAGTACCTATCTTTTTAACTTCTATAAATAGATTCTGTAAATCAATAATAGTAGAACGCTCACCACCTCCTTTTATTAGAAGGGTGTGGTCTAATATAACTACCAACCATTTATCTTTAGCAATTACATTTTGAAAATAAGCGATAGTTTCAGCAATTCTGTTTACATCTGATGCCGCATCCACGTAATACACGGGATAATTCTTAATATCTTCTGCCGCATTAATAGCCGCATTAAGATTGGAATCAGAGAGCTCATATTCTGCGCTATACAGTTGTGAAGTTGTTTGACGTAACTTACTGCTGATTTTCCTACCCACCTGTCTGCTGGAGAGCATTTCAAGTGAGAAGGAAAGTATAACTATGTCCTTAGTAGGATTGTATGTGATTAGATCAGTTTCTAACGTATTTACAAATGATGATTTACCTGAACCAGATATGCCTGCGATTGCATAGACACAACCGGGTTCTATACCACCATTACAAAGTTTATTAAATCGTTCCCATCGAGTCTTTAAAGGCTCAATTTCACGATTCTTACGCTTTTTCATATATGTCACGGCTTCATCAGCAGCTGACGAGATATGCCTAAATGGTAGGTAATTATAAGATTGCTGTTCCATAGGTATCTATAGTCACAATGTTATTAGATTCATCTTTCATTTGCTCTTCGGTAACTTCCCATTCTTGATTACATAACCAACGCCACATAGTTTTCATATAACCGAGTTTCCCGGTTAATGTTTTATTGGTAATCTCTGTTTTCAGACATCCCATAATGTGCTCGTGTTTAGCAATACTACCTCCAATTATTTGATTATACAACTTACGACATTTACTTGAGTTTGCACGCAAGTAACCACGTAGACCATCCGGTCGCTGTACAATAGCTGGAAATAGGTCGTAGAATTCATCGAATTTTGTTTGTTTTAAACCAAGCAACTGATCTAAGTTTTCTGTCTTACTATAGATCGTATTCGAATCATTTGTTTCTATGCTGAGAAGTTCCCTGTTGATTAAATCTTGTATTTCTGCTTCACTTATTAGGCTAAGGATAGGCGAAACGTTTTGATGATTTTTTTGATTATCGTTCAATACGAGATTTAAAAATACTAACTGACCTAAACTGATGTCTTCAATCTTGTCGAGAAGACTTATATCTAATTCTAGTATCATTCGAATTTGTTTAATTCGTCTGTGCTAGGATCTGATTTCGTTCGAAAAAGTTTGTTAATCCCACAGACTTAGTTGTCTTGGTTTTAACTGTTCAATAACCTTTGTACTTTGTGTTATGTAATATTGAAAGTTGATGTCATATAATGAAATATCTAGAGTAGTATCAAGCTTATTAATTAGCTTTACTCCATAACCTTTCAACATATTATGATACGATCTATTGGTATGTTTATCATATTCTCCATATTTCGTATCATGTACTTCATCTTTCCACTTCCATAAATAATATCCAGAATTTGACACATAAAAACGATTTGTTCGTTGTTGTATCTGATCTTGATATTCTACTGTCCACTGTTTACCAGTCTTTTCAGCCTGAATAAACTTTTTGATATCGTTACAGCTTTTTACAGTCTGTTCAACAGTAGTTCCTTCTACAAAGTATTTGATTATTGCCTCTGGAATAATCTTAGGCATGAGGCCTTTCCCTAAGATTGTGTCGGTAATGAAGAAACCTTTTTTCTTGATATCTTTCATATTACCGGATACAGAATATTGAGGAGTTACCCCAAAGTAATCATTAATAGCTAACTGATAGAACTCTGTAAATACTTCTTCTTCCAGTATAAGATTAGTGAATTTCTCCCAAACAACTTTAATATTCCTTAGAGTTTCCACTTGATCCTTTTTAGCTACAAATAATATACCATCTGTATTGATTTGTTTGAGTTTACAACCGCATGCCAGTAATTCTTCAGCAAGCATCAACAGTAATAATTGACCATTAATTCGAACTTGCATTACTGTAAACGGGCTGTATGCCCAAGAGTACTCGTTCTGTAAATTGCCACTAAGGCCGTTTAAACAGAATTTAAAACACTCATTTTTTAATTTGTTGCCACTTCGTTTTGCATCCAATCGTTCCTTTCTAATTCTAGAGTAAACATCTAGGAATGCCGTACCTAAATGCGGTGGGTAGAATTTGTATTCAATTATCAAACTAGGGTATAGTGACGCTACGTCCCAGTCTAATAATATCTCATCGTCATTTGGTTTGATTATACACGTACCACAATCACCATGGATTCCACCTACCCCAATGGTAGTTTTCATATCCCCTAATAGGAACGTATTTTCATAACCTTTCCTACCGGGTGAAACATTGTGTTGAGATCTCATTGTTTCCAATATTCTCTGCAACACCGGTGTTTTAAATGTTATTTCAGGTAATATAACTTTGTTTAAATCAATAATGTCACACGGACTTCTGCCGTCTTCCAGATCTCGTCTGGATATACCTGTTTCTCGCATGTACTCATGTGCTAGAATTTGCATACCGATATTAACATCATCTAAACTTAAACAGTTTATACCGTATTCTTTCTCAATACCAATGCGTAAGTCTAATCTATTCTTTTGACTATAAAGAAGACTTTCGGTAGATTCAACATCATTGATATTATATGAGATTAATTCGTCAAAACGTGATAAAGGTAAATCTGCCAACCAGTCTGCTACAAATTCTTCTACATTCTTATAATGCATCGTTACTTGCATTTCTTTAAGAGATACTCGCAATGCCTTACTATACATCATAGTAAGTAAGTCGATAGACAAGAACTTGTTAGCATATTTCCAGCGTTTCCATACATTATCATCTTTATCTTTGTCAATAATTTGACGAGATAGGTTGTAGATAGATTCTGTAAAGCGTCTTGCAGATACATTAGTATACCTATATTCAATGCAGTAATTGATTACCGGATTGTCATAATGAATATTATTGTAACCCACAAAATATGCCGGAGTATATAGAAAATACTCACACATCGTATTAATATCATTCTTTCGTTCTGATATTTCAAACGTAATTAATTCGTTTGTTTCCGTATTCTTGCAAGTACATGTGAATATGTTCTTAAAAGATTCTACGTCAAATACAATACATGGTTTTTCTTGTAGTATCATAGCAGTATTTTGATACCAAGGTGAGATTCGCACTCACTACTTCAGGGAACTCTACCCTTCCGAGGTAGCTTCAGCCCAACGTGTTGATCTAATTACACTACTTGGTATTTGGAATAACGGTAGGAGTTGAACCTACGACCTCTTAACAAATTAGTTAAGATACTCTGCCACTGAGTTACGTTATTTTCCAGTACATTTAACCTCCAGTACTATTGAGCATTTAAACACTAGGATGGGTTTGATAGTCGTCTTAACTACAAGAGTCACTATGCTTGCGATCCACGTTTTAATATATTTATACGATATACCAATAGAATAAAGCGTACCCGCCTACCGGCAAGCCTTGCTCGTCGCTGCAGCCCAGATAACCGGGGGCTTTATTCTATTGAAATGCTTTATGCAGCATACGGTATATCGGTTGTATTGGATTGAAGTTCGTTAAGAAATTCCGTAGTTATGGGTTCATCTTGTAAGGTTCGAATCTTAGCTTCGACTCTAGGATGTCGCACTATATAATTCTCCGCCTTTTTGGTTTTACGGCGAATCTCGGAATTCTTAAAACGTAATACTTCAGCCTGCAGTTTCTCAAATGACTTAACTTTGATAGCAAGCTTTTTTTCAGCGCGATCTTTCTTGCGCTGGGTAATACGTTGTTTACGTTCTTCGTGTTTTTCTTTGTCGTACGCAAGCATCGCAGCTTTACGTTCGTTCTTGCCGATGATTGGTTTACCTTTCTCGTCAGTTATCGGTTCCGTTATTACTTCCTTTTTCTTTTTCGGTAACGGCATACCTAATCGAATCAGTCTTTTTCTTTCGCGTTTTGCTTTTGCAGCTTCGGTGAGTTCGGTTTTTACTTTCTCCTTTATTTCCGCATCACGTTTTTCAGTTTCTTCTTTGCGGGATTTAGCTGCCTTAAATAAGGATACTACCCGTTCTGATTGAGCTGAAGCAGCATCTGAAATTGCAATAAGCCTTTGCTGTATATTTTTCGGGAGTTCTAATATTTCATCTACTCCTTTTGTATCTTTGTCCATATTGATTTATTGAATAGTTAGTAATTAAAGTACTTTCGAATAAGAAAATGCGTTTGTAGCATCGAACTTGTGATCTGAATTAAAGTCTGATAACTTCTTTTGAAGACTGTTAGATTTCAATTCAAGTTTCTTCATTTCTTCTGCTTTAAACGTTGCAGTGATTTCTTCGCATTTACGGAGTTTTTGCTTACCGTATTTTGCTTTTACTGCGGGATTTATGGTCTTTACTTCACGCCAATTTTCCAACATATCTCTCACTTCCCACAATTCAAAAATTGTTGGGAATATTGAGTTGTTAATAAACGGTTGTGCTTCAGTAATAGAGGTAAATCCAAAGTTTGCGGCCATTGAAGCTAATTTTGCTTGAACTCTACTTTCACTACCAAGTTTGATTGATTCGTACGTTTTCTTCAAATCAGCAGTGCGTAGATGGGCCTCGTGTTTATCAAGTACATTCTCAGTCTGTATTATCTTCCAAGACCGTGCGATAGTTTGGTTTAGTTTGTCACGGTTGTCAATAAGTTCCTGAGCTGTATAATTTTTAGTTGATGTCATTATAATAATATTGAATACAAAATCAACTACCAGTGGTGAGGGGGGTGGATTTGCGCCACCCGTTTTGTATCTTTTGATACAGGTTCTTGCTTTAAACTACCCTCATGTAAGCACAGTTTTACCTTTCCCTGCTGTGCTATTTTTTCAAATTAGATGTTATCCCTTATATTTCCCTTAATACCCTTAACCGTAAGTTCTATATAATTGTTAATAACAACTAACGTTTTATTTTCGTTTTGTTAGGTTGTAAAAATTTCCTGTTTGAAAATCTTGTACCATCAACCCTAACCCCGTTCGCAGTAGAACATAATTGACATCCCCAATTTTTTCGCCCTTGCCCTTATTATTCGGTTGTGTCTTTAATTCTGCGAGTTCTTTCGGATTTCTGAATCCAATGTAGTAACAGTAGAACAGTAGTCTAACAGCCTGATCCCAATCCCCGTCTGTTAATACTGCTTCAAACCATTCCTTTGCCATGCTAATGACATTTTTTGCCCGTTTTTCTTCCGGAATGTCTCCGTCTACGGTATTTGAGAATATCTGAATCAAATTCATAGATAGTTCTATAAAACCGATTTTTTCATTTTCTCCGAAAAGCCAGTTTACCCATTCCCATCTGTTCTTTCCAAAGATAATGACGCCATCATCTCTTACAGTAACTTTCTGTGCAATACTCTTATTATCGTCCATTACTAACAGACGAAGCACACGAATATCCTTTAATATTCGTTCAAGATCAAAGACGGAATCATCGGAGAGCTTTACTTTTAAGCCCTTATTCATGATTATGCCTCCGTACACTTGTCGTTCAATAAACAATATACGCTTTCCGGTACCTGCAAGTACTTCTGTACATTTGCAAACCGAGCGTCTTCCAAGGAGTTAACCTTGTCGTAGTTAGCGGACAATGCTGCCAATTTGGCGATAACTTTCTGAATGCGAGCCTTGTTGAGATTGTTTACAGTTTTGATAAACTTCAAACATTCTTCATGATCGGCAAGAATTGTCACTTCACCTGTGGTGTCAAACTTAGCAAGAGCCTTCTTGATAACGTCGTCTGTCGGATCCGGCAGGATGTCCTTGATGTCTTTGGCATCGGCTAGTTCCAGGCGATATTTCGTTTCGTCATTGTATTTGATATACGGAAAGTCACCGTCAACTGATTCCGGTACAAGTTCTGCTTTCGTTACCGGTATCAAGCGAAGACTGTAGAGATACAGCATTTCCGTAATCTGAATCTTGGATTCTTTGAGATCCTTTTCGTAATCCGGATCGAGGGCTTTACGCTCAACGAGTACCAGATGATTTCCCATTTTACGACCTGCTTCTGAAGCAAGTTTCGCGATTGTTTGATTGTACATATAAAAATGTTAATTGATTGTTTGATTTTAGGTATTTAACCTGTTTATTAAAATAAATTAGTTCTAAGAGTACTTCTACGGCTATTTGTCTAAGTTCGTACGATTCATCAGCGTCTTATATCTGACGGGTTAATACCACGGTCGTTTCACATTCAAGTGATAGATGTATAGCGTAGATTTCATTTGACTACGAGAATAACACATATGGATGTATATTACACCCTTTAGTTTAATGTCTATAAGTTTGCTATGATCTGGCAACTAATGAGATTGTTTGATATAACAACACTTAAACCAAAATGTAAATAAATTCCTAAACACTATAGGAAAGTACCAATTCCATGGTCTGGTCTAAACATTCTACAAGACACTCCAGGCTCCTTCTGGACTAGTATTGTATAACGGTAAGCGTATGTACGAGTCGTTACATTAACGGTTCTTTGGAAAGTCGTATGTGTGAACGTACAGTGTGCTTGCATAAAGCGTAATCTAAGGCTGATAGGCCATCTTAGATTTACTGAATACAATTCAAATGTTTAACTTTTATCGGGCCAGTTGTTAGGACCGGTTGTTCTATGTCCCAGAACATTACAAAAGAGGGTTGTCTATATGGGTCATTTCACCCCCAATCTTGTACGTGAGTTCTTAGGTGTACACGTACCGACATCAGATGTGATTCTTCAAAACTTATTTAACCTTACTTCAGCGACAAACGCATTTTGCGTTATAAACCCAAGTATATAGACAGTATACTCAGGCCACAATTTGAGAAATAAGTTTCTTACCCGCAAGCCAAGGCTTCCAACGGGACCCGTAAAGGTATTTGGTATTTTACGTGGACGAATACGGCGCGCATTCAAACGCAATCGGATTATCTCTGGACAGCTATATTGAAATTTTTCATCGTCAAAGCGGGTACTTCTGTTTCACACACTTCAGCTTGAGACTACTACCGATCATCATAACGGTTGCCACGGTTAAGATGCATCAACTACTCGAATGCTGTTACTTCTAAAGTAATATACAAACATTACTTCTCTATTTTGCACCAAACGTTGCGAGTTTGGCCATGTGTAGAATGGTTCCTTCACAGTCTGTTTTAGCATTTACTCTTAACAATTTTATAACAGGATTTTGGCCCTGAGTGTCAGCCCGTTGAGTGGGCAAATCTGGTCGGGTTTATTTTTTAGCAGTTCCCTTTAACTCTCGGCGTTTCAGCCAATTCCGGGTCGAAGCCGGCCACTTTCGTTTTTTAATTCAAAAAAGAAAGCAACAACTAAAAAACTTGGAGCATCACTTGACATTGTGACTCTTAACCTCGTCTGCACATTCTACAGCCTCAACACTGTAATGGTTGTGTATTGACACCATCTCGGTTTTATAGTCCTTTCTTAGTCTATAACTCATATGATAATACTTGAAATAGTTTGCTAATACTAAGACTGTGGACGTACCGGGGAATATCATAACTCTCCAAGAGGGATTGTTATCTTTACGTTTCTCGCGTCACTGAGTACGTGATATTTGTCTATGCTTATCGTAGGCATGGACCACGCTGGTTGTTTCATTCAATTATAGTCATCTAACTTAAACCAGAACACATGACTTTTTCTTATAAGATTACATTCTGATACCTCGTAAAGGGGTGAGTGGATTCGAACCTCAACACATCTCTTTTTGCTAATGGTGGTACTATAAAGCTAGTAAGCCATTTTCGCTGTTATACCATTATTGGATCAGTGCTCATCCATTCGGCGGTATATTACCTGGATTTAAAGTCCAGTTTGTAGTGCAATATACCTATGAAACGCAATGATACCCATTATTCTTATTTTACGCATATAAGCAGCTACCTCTGGATTAACTGTCCAGTGCTCTACATATGTATACTTACTTTAGAATAACTTCATTACGTACTGAGTTAACCTCAGTTCCAAGTTTAATCATGTACAATAATTTATTAGCTTAAAGATAGT